ATGAAACTATTCGATAAAACATCTAAAACCAAAAAGGAGAAAACAATGAAAACAGTAACCATCAACAAAATCAAATACGAAGCGATGAAGATAACGCTCATCATCGTATCAATCGTAACATTCGCCGCTGTCTGTACCGGTATCGGCTATCACTACGGTAAACAGCATATTGTCCAGCGTAACGCTGAAGTAATAAAGCTCGCGAAGCAGTTGTCAAAATCAAACCAGTAGGTAAACCAGCCGCACCTACTGGCAAGCCAAAGGCTGACCCACCACAACCACCAGAGAAACCGCAAAATACGCCTCCTCCTGCCGCTTTAGCGACAAAGACGGTAACTATACCATCTGCGCCGCCAAAACCAGCTGTACCAGCGAGCTGCGAATTGGTTCGACAAGAGCTGGTTAAATATCCAAACTGGAATGTTCGGCTAATGATGGCTATCGCCAGAGCTGAAAATAGAGGATGCAACCCACTGAATCACAACCTAACCAATACCGAAAATCACAGAGTGTGTATCGGCAGTTACGGTGTTCTGCAGGTTGGCTGCGTACATTTTCGTCCTGACGAAAACAGAAACGATACAACGACTGTTGTAAAAGTTGCATATCGAGTTTGGCAAAGTCAAGGATATACAGCTTGGACTAACTACCGAAACGGTGCGTATAAGGAGTTTTTACGATGAATAGTAAAACAACAAGCCTGTTAGATAATTTTGAGCTGAAGTATGAACGGCTAAAAAGCGAGGATTATCTAGCAAGGCGGGTTAGCAACTGGCGCGCTCGTATGAAGCGGCGCAAGCAAAGAAAGGAGAGGGTGCGTGTACATAAAAGCAACGCATAAGAAGTTTGACATAAACGACATACGATCTACCGCGTCTTGTCCTGAATGCCAGTCAAAGCACCTGATGCTTTCCCGAGGGAGGCTATCCTGCCGTAATTGCGGCGTAGAGATTGGTAGAATCGGGAAAACCAACAAGTACGGTGCTAAGCGTACTGAAATGAACGGTAAGATATACGATTCAAAGTTTGAAGCGCAAGTGGCCGCAGACCTAGAGGTTGAGAAAAAACTTGGCCAGATAAAAGACTACGACACGCAATATCGAATTGAAGGTTGGGTGTACGACGAAAACGGTAATAAAGCATTCCCCTATCGGCATAAAGTAGACTTCAGGATCCATAACTTAGATGGCTCATTTACTCTACGGGAAGCTAAGGGTGTGGAGACCGACGACTACAAGTGGCGGCGGAAGATACTAGAGAATGTTTGGTTACCTGCTCATCCCGATTATACGTACGAGGTAGTATTCCAAAAACGCAACAAACGAAGTTTTAAGACTTCGCGACAATAACAACTAATAATCTGGTGCCCGATTTTACGCTGGTTTTCCTGTTTAACAGCGCAGATGGGTTAAATGGCTAGTTCCATTCTCTAAACTAAAATCTAGCAGCAGCCAGAGTCCACCCTAGGAGGTAGAATGAAACTAATCGTGACAGTTGATTATAAGTATAGAGAAACATCAGGTTATATCACTTCAGGCACTACAAAAGAGGTCATCATGACAGAAGTCTGGAAAGGTATCCAAAAACAATTAGAAGAAAAAGGCTATAAGATAATCACTCTTTCGGTAGAGGAGTATAAGGGGAAGTAAGTTATGAAAAAACCAGTGGCTAAAGTGAATATCAAAATATTTAAAAACGGCAGGAAATACTGTGGTGAAACCAAAATTGGTATGAATTCTGATGATCCAGAATTAGTTTTAGCTATTTTAAAAGCTCTTGATGACATATCAGCTAGATTTGCTAAAGACAGCGCAAAGGAACTAGCGAAAGATGTTTTGAGAAATATTTTAGAAGACGAGGATCTAGAGGAGCTTTTTAAGGAAGATGAAACGCTATAAACTGCTTAAAGACTTACCAAACCTTAAAAAAGGCACTATATTGTCGGAAGCCGACTCAATTTTTGGTATAAAGATATTGACAGTTAAGGATAACAGTGTAGGTACTATTTTCATCGGTAATGAACTTTTTGAAGAGCTCTTTGAAGAAATACAAGAAGAGCCGACTGATAGTATTCATTGGAAACCTAGAATCGGCGATAGGTGTTTTATTCTTGAGAACGCCAGCATAAGACCAACATCTTATACCGGAATGCTACATGATTACAACGCTTGGCGTACTGGCAAAACATTTCGTACTGAAGAAGAATGCGAAAAAGCCCTTAAGCGTGAATTAGTTGAAACCAGACTACGCCGAACCTCAGCATTTAAGCCTGACTTCAAAAATGATAACGGCGGCTGGGTTGTTTATTATAACCCTAGAGAGAATAGGCTAGAGGTACAGGAAGTCTATCGCCTTAAATATGGAGAAATTGTACGCTACAAGACTGAGAAAGATGCTCTAAAATCTATTAAAGAAAATGAACGAGATTGGCGAATTTATTTTGGAATTGAGGAGAAGAAATGAAAGAATTTAGTATTCCAGTAAAAATAACTTTAGATTGTTGTTTATCAGTGAAAGCTAATAATCAAGATGAGGCTTACGAGGTTGCTGATGACACTATGTATTGGGCATACCAAAATGGCGCACCAGAGCAACATAAAGATTTGTCTATTCTGGGTTGTGAGATAGCAGTGGATGGTGAAGATATAGATTTAGATGAGTGGAGAGACCCGTCAGATACAGATAAAAGCTAAATATACCCTACGGGGAAAAGAAAGGAGAAATAATGTCAGAGCAAATAAATTCAAAGTCGGGGATAAAGTCAAAGTTCGCGAGGGGCTTGTCGCGGATGAGTATTATGATGGTGTGCGTTGTGCTAGCGCTATGACAAGAATGGGCGGAGCAGTACTCACAATTGATCGTGCAAAAAGCGACTATTACGTAGTTAAGGAGTGTGTTTTCTGCTGGTCAGACGAAATGCTAGAGCCTGTCGAGAAAACCCTAAATGATCTTTGTGCTGGCGACTTTGTCAAGTCTGGTAACAGTATAAGAAAAGTTTTAGTGGCAGTTGATAGCTGCTATTTATTGAGCCATATCACAGACTATACCGTTACAGGCTCTTGGTATACAATTAACGAGATTGAAGAGGCTGGTTATAGTCCCGCTGAGTCGGGCGCTCCAGAGCCTACTATCGAAATAGATGGCAAGAGATACGACGAGGCTGAGGTCAAGAAAGCTATAAAAGACCTAAAGCCAATTGAATAAGTAAGCACCATCGACCAATGACCTACCACACGTCAATAAACTGGGCAAAAATCAATCAAACAAAGGAGTATAGCGATGCAAGAATATGCACCATCCAAAGTACCAAGTCTAATTATAGAATCAGACGGCGATTCATGGTTCTGTCATGACAGCACTTTTACAAACGTACAAGAGGATAGCCGAGTGGCGTTTGGTAAAACACCAGCAGAAGCACTCAGTTTATTCATAGAGAAGTTTGGCGAGCCAACTGCTGAATAAAGTCTTGACCTGGGCAAGTCAAAAAACTGCTCAATCGGGTACAAATCGTACCCTGTTGAAAACCATTTTCGACAAGTGGCGAAAATGGTTTAGAACATTAATAATTCAAGTGCAGGCTGCTGACGATAAGGCGGTCCTTTTCATGGTTATGACAAACCAGAAACCGTTGCAACGGCGCCGCAAGAGCGCAAAGAGGGAAAACCCGAGTATACGTATCGTGTCTTTGGAAAATGCTCTGTCGCCGGCATTCTGTGCTTGAACGAACATTAACAATTCAACCGCATAACTGGCGGCATGATATGAGGAATAAAGCTGGGTCTCCGAACGGAGGTAAGCCGAAAGGCGAGAAGTCCTTTGCTCCGTGGTCGTGCCGTCAACTGGACAGATGATATGTACATCCATAGGGTCTGTAGAACGTCGTCATGATTGCTAGAGTCTATACGACGTGTATCGTCTGTTCAACTGGCAACACAAAAAATGCTGGACTGCGAAAGTACTCGTAGCAGGTGTCGATAGCCTTTGTGTTGTCAATCGGCTATATAAGTGGCGGAATAGAAGACGCTCATAAGCAGCAGATGAAGGGTTGTGTATTGCCCCCAAGAAATCGAAAGCTCCGTATGAAAAATAATGCAGCTGCTCGGAAATTGTGATGTGACTATATGAGTACTGAAACGACGCTACAGTAGCATTATTGCTAACGCGTGAAGGATTGAAGCCTCTCGTCAAATCATCACCTTATATAGCCAACCAGTTATGCGGTTGAACCCGTAGAACGTTTTATCTAAAAAACACGCTCTACGGATAAAATATGTAAACAACATGCATGTACTTTACATATATTTGACATAAGAACACGACTAAACCACTAATTTTGTGGACATAGAGAAAGGAGATGTCAATGATTTACGAGGTAGAAGTTATGCAAACAGTTAGAGGAACTATCTTTGTTGAAGCTGATGACTATCAAGAAGCAGAAGAGGCTGCTAATAAATATATCCAAGAGGGGCCAAACGTCGCAACCATCAATTTTGACGAGATTTAGGATTATAATGTCGGGGGCTCGTTAGAAGCGTCAGATGATGAGGTCGGTGATGCAGAGGTTATCAAGGCGGAGGACTTGCTATGACAAAACTAAAACTCAACGACGTCGTTCAATTCAACGAAAATCACAAATGGTGCGGTGCTTTGGGAATTGTGAGTGAGGTCAAAGAACTCGAAAACGACACAAAGTATCTGATTGGTGTGCCGATTCCCGAAGCAGCTAGTGTTAGCATTGCCTATATTTTCGTTATGGCAAGCGATATGGCATTAGAAAGAATTGGCGTAGCAGAGTTAGGAGAAAGCGGTAGGAGCGAGAATGAAAACTGATTTTAGTTCATCTAATAATAGCTGGAGCAACATAGCTATTTCCACAATAATAACTTTAGCAATTGTGGCTTTATTTGCACTGTTTATTGCTTGGCAATTTCAAATGTCCGAGCAAGAGATTCAAAACATGAACACTGAAGCTCGCTGCAAAACAGCTGGTGGCGAGATGGGCTACTCGAAATGCTACAAGAATGGAAAGGAAATATGAGAGGTAAAAGCTATAACAATGGAATGTAGGAAAGGACATCAAATGAAAAAAATAGAAAAGATAGACTACTTACAGGAAAATCACTTGCGTGAGTGGGTAGAAACTCGTGCAAAGGTAGAACAAGAGCTGTCAGACGCTCATGATATTTTTTGTGAATGTGGACATCTGGCAACTGGAGGTCATGAATCTGGCTGCCACAAATTCAAAAATAAAATTATGAACGAGACGATAAAACGACTGGCTCACCTGTTATCTGATGAAAGGAAATCTAATGCGTGAAATAAAATTCAGAGCCTGGGATAACCTAGAAAAAAGAATGCGCAAAGTCGTATCTCTGCATTGGCAAGGCGACAAACTTGTATCAGCTAGACTTGAGGGCGAGAATGAGCCGATTCCAATTGAGGGGCGGCTAGTGATTGAGCAATATATAGATTCAGTCGATAAATGTGGTGAAAAAATTTATGATGGCAGTATTGTCCACTACAGTTTCGGTAGAGTTTGGCGAGTAGCTTGGCACCGATCCTTAGCTCAATTCGTATATCGGCGTCGTTCGCTAGGTGGCGGTCTACAATTAAATCGCGCTAATGGGTATGAATCAAAAGTCATTGGTAATATTCACGAAAACCATGAGTTATTGGAGGAGAAATGAGAACTCCCCCAACATCGATACTTGACGCTTGCTGTGGCGGTCGTATGTTCTACTTTGAAAAAAACCATCCAAATATTCTGTATATAGATCGCCGGCGCGAAACTGTCGAGATGAAAGACAGAGACAAGATTAGAACACTAGAAATCAACCCAGACTTTGTTATGGACTTTACAGATATGAAGTTCCCTGATGAGTGTTTTTATTTCGTCGTCTTTGACCCGCCCCACCTCATCAACTGCGGTAAGAACAGCTGGCTTGCCAAGAAATACGGCAAGTTGGACAAAGACACCTGGCAAGAGACCCTGAACAAAGGCTTGAGCGAATGCCTGCGCGTCGTAAAGCCCGGTTGCGTCGTCGCCATGAAGTGGAGCGAGCGCGATATTAAAACCACTGAATTGCTAAAAATATTACCTCAAAAACCAGCTTTCGGCGACAAGTCTGGAATGACGCGGTGGCTGTTTTTTGTGAAAGGAGTTGAGCATGAGTACTAAAATATCCGACCAAGACCAAAAATGGCTAGACATGGTTGATGAATTATCAAAAGAAGGTGTCTCGATAGCAAAACGTTCAAGCATGGAATCTGCTGAATATGTAGACCTATTACTGAGCAACTTCGATGACAAGAATTACTGTCAAATGGTAATCGACCAGCACGCAGTAGAGGCGGCTATCGGACAATACTTTGCCGACGTTATTGCTCCTCTCTTTTTCGATATGCAAAAGGTGCTACGGAAGAAAACTAAGATGAGTAAGAGTAACGCCGAAACATGTGCCAGGATACATGTAGGACGATTTATTCGCAATATTACTAAGGAGTTGAATAAGAGAAATGGCGAAGAATGAATTAAAACCATCCATCCAGTGCAACAAGTGCCATAAGCGGGCTAATCGTAGATTTATCTGGTTTAGTGCCAGATGAAATAGACAAGACGCAGTCTAGAATTAAAGCGATAATTGACGAGTTTATAAATGAACCTCTCCGCAATAAGACAGGCTACAAAAAATAAAATTGCCGAAGCTAGAGCTCGTAAACAACAGCGTTGCATTAAATACAACGACACCTGTGAGCATGACTGGCAGAGATTTAAGCAGACTATTAAGCCGGAGCGAACCGCTGAACAAATTAAGCAAAGCATGGGCTATAAAGGTGAGCGTGCTTATTTCATCGTAGCCGCTTGCATGAAGTGCCATAAGAAGCGGTGTATTGAGTTGGTGGTTGAGCGGTAGTAAAAATAACCACCCGAGAGTGGTTATTTTTCTCGCTAGTATCCAAACTAACAGATTTTTGAAAACGCGGTCCGAAATATAGACAGGATGCTCGTTTTTGTGTATTATGAAAAATACAGCACCCCCAGCTGGTATTTTTAATGATACTAGGGGGTATTTTCTTTTGGCTGAGCAAAATGGAAAACATGCAGGCGGACGACCTCTGAAATTTGCGACGGTTAAAGAGCTTGAACGCAAGATTAAGGCGTATTTTAAGTATTGCGACCCGCACATTGAGACAGTGAAAGTTTTGCAGCAGCCGCTGGTTGAGAATGAAAAAGGGCGCATGGTTGAAGACATGGACGCTGAGCCAATTGTTGTGAAGAAAAAGCGTGTGTCTGAGCAGCGTCCGTACACGATAACGGGGCTAGCTCTTTTTTTGGGAACTACCAGACAAACACTACTTGATTACGAAGAGCGCGACGAGTTTTCTGACACTATAAAAGCGGCAAAGCTGAAAATTGAGTCGTTTGCCGAAGAACGGCTGTATTCGAGTAAAGGTTCGGTTGCTGGCACGATATTTTCATTGTCTAATAATTTTGGCTGGAAAAATAAAGTCGAGCAAGAGAATAGCGGCGAGTCGAAATTGGTTATCGAAACGCGCCACCATGCAGACGAGGAGACGGATGACGATAATTAAACTGCCGCACATCTACCGTGCGCGCGACTATCAGAAGGATTTTTGGGATGCGTTACACGGCGAAGGGAAGCATAAGGGTAAAAAATATTGGCTATTTGTACTAATATGGCATCGCCGCGGCGGCAAGGACTTAACGAGTTGGAACGCGGCGATTGAGCATGGCGCAGAGAACGTCGAGACGATTAAATATGGTTTTCCAACTGGCGATATGGCGCGCGACAACCTATGGGAATCGGTGACCAACAATGGCTTAGCATTCACTGATTTCATACCGATGGCTTTACGCGAGCGGAAGCATAGGCGTGACAATGGACTTAACGATAGTCTGAAGCGAGTAAATTTCATAAACGGCACATCACTCCGTGTGATGTCGTTTTTTAAGCCCGGACGTGCTCGTGGAGGTAACAGTAAGCTATTTGTACTGTCTGAAATCCAAATGCATGACCCGCGAATCATCGATATCATCGAGCCGATCGTTCAAGCGAACGGCGGTATAGTTATTGTCAATGGTACGGCGAATGGCGATAGTTGGCTGAAGTATATGCTTGAAAACTGGAAGAACGACCCAGGCGTATACGTCTCAGTGCTGACAGTAGACGATACGAATGTCTTCACACCTGAACAGATGGTTAAAATCCGTAAGCGGACAATCGAACGATTTTTAGCGCGCGGTCAATCTGAAGAGGAAGCAAACGCTTTCGTCGACCAGGAGTACTACTGTTCATTTGAAGCGCCAGTATCTGGCGCATACTTTGGCGGCGGTATGCGTCGTGCTGAGAATGAGAATCGAATACGCGACGTACCATATGATCCATTGCTACGCGTTAACACATACTGGGATTTAGGAATCGACGATAGCATGTCTATATGGTTTGTCCAGCTCTATGCGAATGAGATACGAGTAATCGATTATTACGAGAATTCAGGTGAGGGATTGCCATTCTATTTTGCTGAACTAGATAAACGAGGCTACGTATACGGCGAGCATTACGCACCGCACGATATTGAGGTGCGCGAGTTATCAAGCGGTATGAGCCGAAAGGAAACAGCGATGAAGCTTGGCATTAACTTCAAGACTGTACCGAAGCCAAATAAGAAAGAGGAGGCAATCAGCGCAATCCGCACAATCCTGCCGCGCTGCTACTTCGATAAAACGAAATGCGACCGAGGCATCAAAGCGCTGAAGTCGTATCACAAAACATGGAATGAGAAGATGATGCGCTACGAGAATGAACCGGTGCACGATTGGTCAAGCCATGCTACTGACGCATTCTCTACCCTAGCCCTGACAGACCCCCGTGCTCTAACGAATAGAGCCCCGACACGCCGCCCTCAAAAACGATTAAACATGATGACAAGGAGGTAAAACCATGAGTAGTACAGAAGCGCCAGTAGAGTTTGGTAAGCGAATCATCACAGAATCGTACTACGACAATAAGCTGCGGTCGGTGAAGGTGACACAGACTGAATCGCTGGATGCGCTTGACTCGCTGCATGCGCAGGAAATTGCCGTTAAAAAGGTGATGGATTTAATCAGAGCAGGTGTAGCTGAAGATGCTATCGATGTCCACTATGATATCGATAACATTACGAAAGAAGTGAAGCGTGTCCATATCACGTACACCATCATGAAACAGCACACGAATGCATAAACATAAGTGTTGCTATAGCGATGAGAATGTAGTATACTACCGGTATACGAACGCCGCCCCGACGTGGGAGTGTTCCGAAAGGAATATTTCTACCAGTGTCGGCGTTTTTGCTTGAAGATGAATTATCGGACTCACTCGAAGCCTCAAAGAAGTGGTCTGATACGTGGTTTGAACCATTCGACGAGTACGAACGGCTCGATGGCAACCAGCCAAGCCCCGAACTCCCTGAGCACTATCCAAAAGTCACTGACGGTACTGCAAGCGGTTTAGGCGAAGAAGAGGTAATGCGCGTATGGGGTCAACTGCAGACCGGACGCGTCGTATCATCACCGCTTGATGGCGCAGACTTTGCTGAGTGGAAGACGGCGATTGTCGACACCTACTGGGTAAATAAAATAATCCCGAATGCGAACACTGACGCTAAATTCTTTGAAAAAGTAAAGCTTGCCGATGAGAAGTCCGGCTTATACGGCTCGCAACCGCTCTTTGTATTTCCGATCAGCAATGAGGATTACACCGGCTCCGACTTTGTATTGCCATACATCCGTGATGTGAAGCTTGAACCAGGAAAGCCTACCGATAGAAGCTGTAGTTATATTTGGTTGGCACGCCACTATACGAAGCTAGCACTGCGTGGAATTATTGAACAAGTAAAAGGCGTGAAAGGTCACGCTGGCTGGAATCTCAAGATATTGCAAGGCATCGTGGATAGCGATGTATTTTCGGCGCGCACCGATGATTTGCCGCGCGACTTAAAAGCTCAAGTAGATATGGGTAAAACGGTAACGTTCTACACATGCTTTCAGCGCGGATACAATGCGCCATGGTACACGATATATCCTGATAGCTCGAACGATAAGATTGTTCGCAGGCAAACTAATACCGATATTGCTGGCGACTTACCGATATTTTTCAAGTATCGCAAAATCAACATGGTTAACCCGTATGGCGTAAGCCGCTATGAGAAGATCGGTCCCGGGCAGAACATGCTTGATTTCATGAAAGCCGCAAACGCGTATGGAATTCAGCAGGCGCTCGACCCGGCAGTGCAAGTAGCCGGCGATACGCAAAACGATCCAAACCTCGACCTTGACTCGCTCGTCGTTAGTCCAGGTAATCTCATGTTTACCGGTAACGCCCAAATAGACTGGTTTACTCCCGATAAGACAATCCTCCAAGCATTCCCAACCCTAATCGGCTCGTACAAGACTGACATTATGAATCTCATCGGTACAAACGATGGCTCGGTATCTGCAGCAGACAGCGGCAACACGCAGTACTCGAAGGTGCCGGCAAGTATACGACAGCAGGCTGAACGCCGAAGCGCACGCGACAATGCACAGCGCCAAGCAGCAGACGACATGATGGCAACGCTTGCGAAGTTGATGATCAATATCGCAATACAGAACAGTGACGGTTCGGACGCTATCAATATCACTGAGGAGCAAGGCGATAAACTACGTGCTGCTGGCTATGACGTACCGGAAGGTAAGGCAGAGATATTAGCAGAGTTTGAAGAACTGAAGAAAGCGAAATACCGGTTCGAAGTCGACCCGGGCTCGTCGAAGTTTGAAGATGATGACGCAACCAAACAGCGAATTGTAGAGGCGATGAACGCCGCCGCGTCAATCCCTGATATTGAGAACAAATTGCGCCAGGACGGCAAAGAGATTCACTGGGGCGAATTGATATCCGGATTATTTGAGAAATCTGGGCTTGATAATGTCGATAAAATCATCACACCGCTATCTCAGGAAGAACAACAGACAATCAATAATCAAGAACAGCTACAGGCTATGCAGACACAGAGTGCGCTTGACCAGGTAAAGGTACAGCAGGAGCAGGAAAAACTTGCGCCGCAGCAAATGAAAACGCAGCAAGAAGCCGCCAAGACAGAAATGACCGCTCAGAATGGCGCACAATCGACGGAAAGCCCCTCGGATGATGAACAGGTCGCCGCAGAGCTAAAATCGCGTGGATGGAGCGATGAGGCGGTTAGAGAGTTTTTGGCGCGAATAGGAGCAACAAATGGCTAGTAACGAAGCGATATTTTTGGGCGTGAACCGCCCGCCAAAGAAGAAGCCGGAGAAAAAACCGACCAAGGCGGATGAGCGCCGCGACGAAATAAAGAACGTACACATGCTGCTTGCACCGGCGGCCGACAAGCTGATTGAAATCCTGGAGATCGAGCTAAAGAAGAATGACTCAAATACCGCAATCCTAAGCCGTCTGAGAAGCAGTAACCCCCACCCGACCGACTCAGATTATGCCGTAGAAATGCGCGCAAGCGAAATCGTAGCAGATCGATTGCGGAAAGTAATACTGCTATTAGAGAGCGCGAAGAAAGCGAGTAACCCATGACGAACAATAAAGAGTTTGAGGCGCTGAAGCTCAACCAGTCGGAGGAACTGACTATGGAACATCCAGATCCACCGGAGCACCACGAGTGGGAACAGCGCGGTAACGACCTGGTGTGCACGAGTTGCCAGAACCGCCATGGGCACGTAAAGGCAATCCCGAATGGAAAAATGCTTGTGAAGAAAGGAGATGACTACGATATCGTCCCGATAGAACCAACCCCGCAGCCGTAGGCGTCCGCGACCGGCAATCGATCTTACCAACTACCACTTGTCGATTGTCGATCGGGGATTCCTCCGACCCTCGGGCACCGCCCGTATAAACGTGAAGTAACTAACGAAAGGAGTGGTCCTATGGAAGATTCAGCAGCTCAGACTACTGAAACAACTGTAGACAACAGCTCATCAGTTGATGTGCTTGACAGCTACGACTTATCGAAACCGGATGGTGGACTCGGCACTACCTCTGACAACGATAACGATAGCCAAGAGAGTCAACATGATGATGACGGCCGGAGCACAGACTCCGTGGAACAGCAAACAGGCATAGAGTCGGAAGATGACGCGAAAGGTACATCGGATAATCCTGACAACATGTCTGAATCGGAGAGGAACAACTACTTCGCACAACGCCGCATTGCCGCGAAGCAGCAGGCAGCACAAGCCGACTCTCAACTGCTTGAGGAATTAAGCAACCAGGCGATCAATGAATTCATAAACGTCGAGCCTGACGAGCAAGACTTTGAAGACATGGATCCAGCCGTAGCCGACCAGCTACGGGAATTGCGGCGAAACGAGCGAGCGCGCCAAGCTGAGCAAGCCCTCATGCAGGTAAAGCAAACGCGCGAACAGACTCGGCTATCGGTCATGCAGGCTGAATCAAGCATACCGCTATTTAACCCGTCTGACCCGCACTACAATCAATTTCTCCACGAAGAGGCACTCTCAGAATGGGCACACCGCTATGCCATCGTTGCCGAAGATGCAAACGGTAATCCGCAGATTGTAGGCACACACGAGGGAGCGCCCTCACCACTCGAATATTTACAAACCAAAGCGCCACAATACGAAGCGATGATCAAAGCTGAACGATCGTACGGACAGCGAAGCGCACAGCGTAACCGTGCTAACAGCAGCGGTGCTGGCAGTGCAGTCCGCTCAACCGGTTCAGCAGACCGTATGAGTGATTTGGAAGCGCGTATCGGTGATGTACCGCTTACGGACGTATAGGCGCTTGTAATCCCAATAGGAGGAAACCATGGGTGTAAAGACAACTACAGCAGAACTTGCCGCTGACATTCAGGAATACATGTCGGCGCAGACGCTCAAACGCGCCAAATATCAAACAGTGTTAAACCAGTTCGGTCACCTAGAAAACATTCCGGCTGGTAACGGCAAAGGTATTCGGTTTACGCAATATGCCGAACTTGATATTGTGACCGATCCACTAACGGAAGGTGTCGCTCCGGCAGGTAGCAAGCTTGCAACGTCGGCCATCAACGCGACGATCGACCAGTACGGTGATTACATCACCATCACCGACTTGGCAGGCTTAACGCCGAAGCACCGCTCAATGCAGGAGAAATATCAGATTCTCGGCACGCAGGCGGCGCGTAGCTTAGACCGCGCAATCTATAATGTCGTTAGCAAAGGTACGGCAGTACGCTATGCGAACAACAAGACTACGCGCGACGGCTTGGCAAAGACTGACATCCTGAAATGGGATGACGTACGCGCTGAGGTCGCTCGTTTGCGCCAATCGGGTGCACGCGAGTTTACCGAAGTCGCAACGCGCAAAGAGTCGACAAAAGAGATCGAGATGAAAGCCGGTGACGGTAACTTCGTTCTCGTTGTCGACCCGATGGTTGAGCAGGATCTCATGAAGGACGAAGACTTCAAGCAGGCGGCAATCCATCAAGCGAACAGAGATAAAGCAAACGAACTGTACACCGGTACGATTGCTCGGTTCTCGGGCGTTACGGTAATCCGCAGCAACATGATCCCGACCGTAAAAAACACAGGGAAAGTGGACATTCACACGAGCCTTCTCTTTGGCATGGATGCATATGCGAATACCGACCTGCAGAAGCTGAAAACCTACAAGCAAGGTCCTGGCGGCGTGTCTGACCCGCTTGAGCAAATCATGACGCTCGGCTGGAAAGCAGCGGCAAAGGCGTGCATCCTGAACAACAACTGGATGGCGCGTATCGAGAGCGGTTCGGCTTACTAGCCAGCTCTCGGGGCGCGGGGAAAGTCCTTGCGCCCCACCATATCAACGTAATAGCAAAGGATACTTATGGCAGTATTTACAAAAAAGACGGCTGCGAACGGGCAAGTTCAATACCGTAAAGACGGTGCGCTTGTATCGCTAGACACTATTGATGAAGCGGTACTCGCAAAGCTAGACAGCTTAGCGGAGGGCACGCCTGTACCTGAAGACAGTGAAATTGATACGGACGTCGTACCGGAAGCACCTGCGCCGGAACCGACTGACGACACAGTACGAATCCACCTAGCACATACGGTCTGCGTCAACGGCAAAGCGTATCGCGGCGGCGTAGAAATTGACGAAGAGTCGGGTGAAAAAAGAGATGTGTACATTACCGTGGAAAAAGATGTCGCTGAGGACTTGAAACGAATCGACGACGCAAACACGGAGTGCGAGCAAAATTTATTCCGCGACAACGGCAACAACAAGGAGCCTGGACACCGACCGCAGGATATCAATCTGCCACGTTAACAACGTCGGATGATTTGTTGTAGAGGCTGCACCCCCAGCAGGCTCTCAATCGTATATCGACAAGTGTGGCGTAGATCTCAAAAGTTCTATTGCCATCAAGGCAGCAATCGTTGTAGCCTACGCCACGCTTGTGAGTGTATGATTTGTTCAATACACCCTAGTTTTGTGTTGCACAATGATATATAATTACAGGTAGGATATGCCTGTAAAGAAGACGAGCGAAAAAGACGGTGAAGCAACGTACACCATAAACAATGGTGACCTAGTTGCGCTTAATCGTATAAAGGAAGAGTATGATTTGCAGGATAGTGATGACGTTATCACTTTCGCTATTGGAGTTTTGAGTAATGCTAAGGGGGGAAGTGTTAGTATTACAAAAGAAGATGGGTCTGTTATGAAATTGTTGCCAGCGGATAAGTTGAAGAAGAAACCGGATGCCATTAAATAATGATAACGATGAAAATGATGAGTATACACGTGCGACCAAAGCGGTCGTTGATGATACAATGCGTACCGATGTGCTCGGTCCGAACGTAGAACGCGTACTTCGAGATTATAAGCCAGTAAATGATTTAGTGAAGAAAATATCCGTTGATGGAATTAAGAATGATACTGATACGAAAAAAGCGATTGACGAGGTTGTGAGCTCAAATGAAGCTAGAAAGCGCAATAATATTATGATTACGATAGGTTCTGCAATATTAGGTGCAATCATTGCTCTTGGCAGTAATGCCCTCATCGAAGCGCTAAAGAAGTAACATTGCCAAACCCGCCCTATCATGCTACGCTAGTATTAGCATTATGCTATGAGCAGCCGCCCCGACGTGGGAGTTGCGCACTACTCGCCGCCCCGACGCGGGAGTGTGTAGTAACCAATGGCTACCTGATGCTCGTAGCAACTATTTCCCGCCCCGACGTGGGAGGAAGCAAGTACTCCGAAAACTAATCATTAACAAGTAGAGAGGATGTAGTGAGTGGGGTAAAACCTACGAATACATCATGAATGTGCTTTTGATTGACAAATCACCTCTATTATGCTAGCATATAAGCATGAAAAATAAGGTGGTAGTTGGCATACTTGCTATAGTATGCGCTTGGTTCGTTGGCGGCAGTATCATTGAAGGATTGAAGCCGGTGACGTATACCGATTGCTTTAACGAAGTGATCGCGTATGGTAACGTTTATAAAAACGAAGAGGCAAAACAATCTCCGTACGGGTACACTGAAGCCGTTACGAGGCAAGGTGTCAATGGTGAAAAGAGGATTTGCCGTGCAAGCAAGAAAGGCTACGACCCTCAGTTCACGACTTTACGCGAGCCGGTGCTGGAGGAGATAACCTATACCGCTAAGCCTGCTCCGCAGCCAACCGTTCAGCAGCTCCCGCAGGTGCAAAACACCTACGAGCAGGACGAACGAGGCGGAGCAATTTGTCGCGACGGTTGGCGTTCGTACTCAACCGGACGTGGGACATGCTCGCATCATGGAGGAGTAGCGGAATGGCTGTAATCACATATTCGCAAATTGACGAGCGTTATTCTAACCAGAAACAACAAGATGCGGCAAGAAAGATAGTAGCGGCAGGACGTTTGGGCGTAACTCTCTTTGTACTTGCGCTAGTTGCTCTCGGAATTAAAGTTTGTGAGGCACAATCCAGTGGGGCTAACCCTGCTGATACAACGGCGCTCACACTATTTATAGCACTCTTGCTATTCTTGGTTGTATATCTACCATCGGTTGGTGTGCGTAATCTCGGTAGCAAGAAGATGGTTAAGCTGTCTGTGATTGTTGGTATACTAGGTTCGGTCATGCTTACGCCAGGCATCATCGGCATACTGTGCATGGTTCGATACATCAAAGCGGCGGCAGCCTTGAAACATTATGAACCGTTCTATGAGGAGACAGACAATAATGACGACGTTCAGGTTGCCGACATCGAAGATGATCAACCACCAACTCAACCATTTCGTGGATATCAACGAAATGGTGTTGCCAACATCGAAGACGATCAACCACCAACTCTCCTGAGAAAGCTCCTACGCAAGCGATTGTCTAGTATCTTTGCTGTATTGTACGCCCTCAGTATGCTTGCTGCGACGACAGCTGCTGTAATGGCGTATTCCCAGGGTAAAGAGCCAGATGCAAACATGCAAGGCGTGTATTTCATCTTTGCATTCGTATTTGCTTTGGCATCTGGTATATCGGCAATCGTGGAGATATTCACTGCAAAAGCTGGTAAGCGGTTGCGTGCAGCTGGTCACTTACTCTGCGTATTAGGGTTTGGCATACTCGTACTTGCAGCCATCGTCGGTGTTTCAGCTATGTTTGATCAAGCGCACCTGAGAACGGACGCGGCTAATGCTAGTAACAGTGCAACGCATACGCCTCGCGATAAGTACGACGAAGGTCCACCAGACGCTACCGAAATCCTAGAGCTCGTGAACCAGGAACGGCAAAGTAAAGGTGTGTCGCCTCTTGCCGTAGACGAGCGACTCGTAGCAAGTGCTAGGGAAAAGGCGGAGGATATGGTGAAGAATCAATACCTTGAGCATATAAGTCCAGCGACTGGAGTAGATGGATATACTCTAGTGTTTAGGAACACTAATCAGCTATGCTCATATGCAGGTGAAAATCTTCAGTGGTATCCCAAATATGGAGCAACGTCACGCGATTCGTACAACAGCACAAAAGGCTCTGAAGCCCATCACAATGCTACCATTGATAGTAAGTATAAGCTTGTCGGTATCTATGTAGCCGAGGGACGTCTAAACGGACAAGACGGGTACTACTCCGTGCAGCACTTCTGCCAGCTAAACTAATCACTTTATCTAACTCACTACATCCTCTCTGTAATCCAAAGGGAGGATTTTTATTATGGCAAACTGGGCAGGACAATTTATTGACTGGTTGGGAACTAAAGCTAATTTACCCGACTGGGGAATATCAGAACTGGTAGGTGGAGGCAAGACAGCCAATACCGGTAGGGTTGTGTATTCTGGCGGCGGTATTGCAGACGACCAACGTAGAGGAGCATGGCAGAATGCGATTACTGAGGGTGTAGGAAGTAGAACTGTAGGCGATAGCAATCAACATAAAGGCGGAAATAATCAACCTCAAGGAAACACAGGTGGCACTGTCTACCGCGGCGGAGGAGGTGACTACCAATCCAACAGAGACCGTGACATCACCCTCGGCATGATAGACCAGCAAATTGGCGCTATCGATAATTCACTGAACAACCTGGGTGCAACCCGTAATGCAGCTCAAAACCAAATCAACGATGCATACAACAAGGGCATGGATAGGCTCAACCAGCAGCAATCACGCGCCCTAAGCCGTTATGCTACCAAACGTTCAGACACAACAAGAGACTTCCAGCACAGCACCGAAGATATTGATATCAACAGTGCAAATAAATACCGCGCCTTACAGAACCTGCTTGGGCGCGCCGGCGCAGGACGCTCAAGCGCAAGTGCAAACGTTGTACCATACGCCGTAGCTCAAGACGCAAGCAAATCCCGCGGTAAAGTAGCCGACACCTACAGTACCAATATGCGCGACCTGAAGACTGCTGAAGACGAGACTAAGGAAAGCTACAACAACAACGTGCAAGACCTGCAGGAGCAGAAGCGTAATAAGGAAGCTGCCCTAGACAACGATATCAAGAGCAAGGAGTCGGCATACCACTCAAGCCGCGCAGAATTGCTCGGTAAACGTGCTCAGACGGCCGGCGGCGGCTGGCGGCAAGTACAAGGCGCTATGGCTGGCGATATCGCCCAAAAAGACGCTATAGACCGCGCCCTAGCAAGCTTGCTAGATAACTACCGCAATCCAGTGAATGTACGCGACGTGAAAGTAAGCGACCCGAAGCTCACAAACTACGCGAACGACCTAAACGGTATCACCGTGGATGATCCAAACGGCACCGGTTACGACACCGACACGAGCGGCGATTATTTGGCGCGCATGAAAGAAGAAGACAAACGTAAGAAACAACTGGTCTAGCACCAGGCAACAAGGAAAGGAGCGGACGATATGTTTGATTGGATTGGCAATATCTTCAACAATCTATTCGGCAAGAAAAAAGAAGAAGAGAAAAAACCGGCACCTGTCTCTAACCAACAAAACCAAACCCCGCAAATCAACCTATCGCCCACTCCGACCAACACTGGCGCAGGCGCGTGGAGTGCAGTCCCAAAGCCGCAGCAACAGCCTGAGACGCCAAAACTGCAAACCTCTAACGTATCAATGAATGCTGCTGATACGAATAAAAGTGTATTACCAGCTACACAGCCAACACAACAACCCCAAAACCAACCAGCAAACATCGGCTACCGCAAAGTTCAGCGTGCAGACAAAGGATTTGATTTCTATAACGGCGACCAGAAAATCAACGTCGACGACTATGTAAAGGGCACAGGCGCAGATAAAACCCTCATGGTCACCGACATGGCAAATCAGGGCGATAAGGTGTCGCAGGATTATTTGAAGAGAACCATGCCTGGTGAAAAGACAACCAGCGCGCTCGACCCATACCTCAACCCATTCCACGAAAAGGGCTTATTCGGTAGTGAGAACCAGCAAAACTTTCAGCGCCTTTATAAGAAAGTCCAAAAACCAGTCTCTGATGCTTTAGACAGTTATAACAAGTGGGTAGACAGCAGTGATAAGGAGGAGGGCTTTCAGTGGAATGACCTCGGAGACTACGGGCGATTTGCTGCAAAGCTGCCGAGCGGTATTGCTCAAAGTTTTCTCGATACGCCACTACAAATCTCGCGTGCAACATCCGGTAAAAGAGTCAATGATGATGGGACGGTAAGCACGCTTAGCGACACGCAAAAAGGCGGCGAGCTGCTTAACGCGGGCGTTAATATCGGAGGACTGCCATTAGGTGGTTCAGGCACGTTATTGAAAGCTATCGGGCTCGGTGCTAAAGGAGCTGCCACACAAGTCGGTAAGCAAGGTCTCAAAACCATCGCAGCCAACGCAGCCAAAGAAGGCTTAAAGAAAGCCGGCGAAGAGGGGCTTGAAGAGTTTGTCCAGGCGTATGCAGACGACATGGCTGATGATGGCAAACGTAATACTGATTTCAAAAATTATCTTGAAGCCGGTGCGCTCGGTGCACTCGGCGGCGGTATGATGCATGGCGCTGGTAAAGGTATCCAGCATGGAAGAAGCGCCATGTCAAATGTAATCAACCAGCATGCGCAGAATAGGAACAGCGGTAATGTAAACCAAGCTCTTAACCCAAACACCAACCAAGACCAAACACTCGCTAATACCGCAGCTAACCCAGCGCTCAATCAAGACCAAGCAGTAGGACAGGCGGCAAGTATAAACCCTGATACCGCGCGCAATACCGCCCCAGAACGCGTAGAATCGCGCGTAACCGAACGCGACCCGGATCTGCCGGACGTAACATCTATTGAACCACGCAACCGCTATGAGACGCGCGCGGCTATAGAAAATGGCGTCGTGACACCGCGTACGAAGTTCTTAAGCGTGGCTGAGAAAGTGGAAACCGCTCTAAACAGCAGTATTCCAGCAAAGTATGGCTTAACAACAAATACCACAGAGAATACCCCTGCTACAATCAACCAAAACCAAGCCACTGCGCAATCTGCTCCACAAAGCATACAAGGCGTCGAACAGCCCCAAGCACAACCAGTCCAAGCCGGCGTACAGAACACAACCCAAGGCTATCAGAATAACGTAAGCCCCGTCTACAACCAGCAGGCGCAGTTTGCTCAAGATGCTCCAGTAGCGCAATCAATCCAGCCAACTAGCCTAGATACCGGCAGCCAAGACCTGCGTATGACTCCTGCCCTTGAAGCCGCATACCGCGCTGGTACAGCCCCCGGTACTGCAAGTCGTGCCGATATGCTTGCCGTACAGCGCGCAAATAACCAACTCTTTGGTATGGATGCGCCAAACGTAGAGTTTGCCGATAACCTCCGTACCAGTACCGGCGAACCAGCAATGGGCGAAACAATCGATACCCCGAACGGTCCAAGTAAAATCCGTATTGCCCGCGATCAAGGCAACGTAGAAGCTACGTATTTCCACGAAGCGGTCCATAAAGCCCTCAACGACTTCATGACAAGCCAAGAGCGTACCGATATCATGATGAGCTACGCTGCAGACAACCGGGTAGATCCTTCCATGACAGAAACGCAAGTTGAAGAGCTCGTCGCAGAGGACTTCATTCAATACGTCGCCGCACGCAACAACGAAAAGTTCGCTAAGCCGCGTATCACCGACCAAATCAAAGCAGTCTTTGAAAAGGTACTACGCCGTATACAGCATATCGTCGCCCAAGCAACTCACCAGGGTACTATCACACCGGAATATCAACAATTCTACAATGACCTCTACAGCGGCAAGTACGCCGATGAACAGGTCATTGATAAGTCTATCCGAGACGGTGCTACCCCCGAACAGCTCCAACTACAAGACCATCGCACCAACCTCCAGCATGCCTGGGACAATACGCTCGACCCACAAACCCGCCGAGCCATCAGCCAGCAAATCGCACAGGTGAATGAGGAGATACGAGGACTCATGCGCCAGGAGTCTAAAGCATACCGGATAGATCCGGATACTGGGGTAGTGGAAATCGACAACAACATTCTTAATGGCGTTCCGAAGAGTCAGCACGCCAAAGTCATCCGTAAGTATCTACAAGACAACTTGCAGGGCAAATCATACGACCTTAACTATGGGGTGGATGGGGAAGCTCGTGTCAATAGCAGGACAACTCGTAAATTTGTCGACCCTGATCGCGACTTAGCGATGCGAGGTCAGCTCGTTGGAGATTTACCTGATATATTGAAAGTATCAAAGCGAATTGGCAGTGCACGAGACAAGAAAGCTCATTCATTTGCCAAACAAGGCTTTGAATATAGGACTGCAACTGTAAAAGTTGGCGACTCATACTACGATGTACGTATTAACATAGGTACCGGCAAGAACGGCAAGCTGTTGTATACAATCAATGGCATAAAAGAAAGCTCCCAAAACGGTCTGAATAGACCATTTCGCGGGGAGCTGTCTAACCGTAGTATATCAAACTTCCCTCAAAATGTCAACCGCAACACAGATACAGACTCCCGCTACCGCCTCAAAACCCCGCGTGTCTCACGTGCAGAGTTAGATAGCGTCAATGCCGACCTTGCTCCGTATGGATTATCTGCTACGAAAGCAGACTATAACGCCGCACTGGAAACCGTTGCGTATCAGTCAGACCCTGAGCTCTTTGAAATATACAACACCACCAAGGAAGTGCTTGATGGTATATTAGAGAACTACCATAACGTAAAGATACGCCCGCAAGATGCCGAACACCTCTATGGCAAGACTTGGCGCGAAATCGTACCGCTCGCATACGTCCGCAAAGACGCCCTCCCACTTGATATCCTCGCAGCAGAAGCCGGCTACGATGGCAGGGTAGAAGAGTTCACGGACATTATCATGAAGCCGATCGAACTGCATAAGCAGATACGAGCAATGGAAGAGCAAATCCGTGGGTTATACGCTAATGAGAACATCCGCCAGCAGGCAATAGCAGTAGCGCAAAACGACGTATACGACCACGCCTCAAACGAAGTAGGGGACGAAGAACTAGAACGCCGCCAGGAAGCATGGGAAGTCAAAAACAACAATACAATCCAGGAGATGAAGCAGACTGGCAGGGAGCTAAGTAAACAACAGCAAGAGCAACAAGAACCTGAGGCTAGTGCACGCGATAACCAGGCTGCGGCTGAGGCTGAACAGCAGAAGCTTGATAAGCAGCGGCAGCACAATGAACGTATACGCCAAGCAGATGAGCTTATTCGCCGTGCCTACGAAGAGGGCTCACGCCACCTACTGAAAGATGTGCGTGAGAATGTCTCTCGCGCGACGGGACTGAAAGAGTCTGATGTAACAAAGGCAATGGAGCGTATTGCCGCCGAGCAGAAGCTTGATATCACCGGAGACCGCGCATTCCGCCATTCAAACGAAGTGCCAACCGTAATGGACGCAAACGGCAAGATGCGCCCGATTAGCGAGCTTGTACCGGACAAAGCTCTGCAAAAAAACTTGAAGCCTGGTGTAGAGCACGCTATTCCTGCTGATGTAAGCAACCCTGAACTGCGAAACGAGAACTACCGCCAGATGATATATAAGAATGATGACGGTACGTGGGGTTCATTCTATGAATATCGTACGAAAGATGGAGCATGGCATACGACTGGCGATGTAAAAATCAAGTCTGTCCACAGCAAATTCATTGATGACCTTGCTGATGATGCGACACTTAACGAAGAAGCGAAGCGTGCTCATGAGGAAGGCATCGGTGCGCAATATATTTGGCGCGAGAATGACCGCGGCACGAATGCGCAGCTCGTATCTGAATTCGATAATATGATGACAACGGGCGATAAAAAGGAAGGTATACCAGCAGAGAAGCTTGTTGAGTATGATCCTGATGTCCACTATATCGATGCCGGTAGGGTTGTAGACGGACGTACTGGGCAGATCCTCGGCAATTATGTAGAAATTAGCCCTAAGGGTGATGTAACTCTTTATGCTGGTAGGAAGAAGTATAGTCTCAGCCAGAAAGATATCGATTGGAAAACAATACGAAAGACGAAGTTTGGCAGCGGCGTGACCTGGACGACTGAGGGCATGATTGACCGTATCACCGGTGCATTGCGCAGCGGAAAGATTAAATCTAACTCGATTGACTACTTCAAGAGCGGAATAAACAAGACGAAAGAAGCCTTGATGAAAATCATGGTGGAATTACCGCGTAAAATGCAGCGTGAAGCACTGAAAGAGCAGGAAGTTATCGGTAATGAAATAAATAAGTTTGAGAATAATTTTCTCAAAACTTTACCAAAGCGCGTACGAAAGCAAGCTCAGCGCGAAGCAGTATACGTGCTTGAACCAGCCCGTCCGCCGCGCGGTGAGAAAGCGCCAAGCTATGAATCGCGCCTAGAGTCGTTTAGAGAGGTGTACGGTGATAAAGCCGCCGAAGCGCTTGATGAGTATCGTTCATTCATGCGTGCGCTTTATAAGAACCTGCTGCTGCGCCAAAACCAAAAGCGCGCCGAAATCGGGCAGCCGCCTATCTTAGAGCGCAAAGACTACATAACCCATATTAGCGAAATGCAAACCGATGGCGTAGCGCGATCTATCATAGACGGTGTCCGGAGTGCGGCTATGGGAGACACGACTGCAAGCGGACGCGGTGATTTGCCGGCACATTTAGTGGGACGAACCGACTCGTTTAAGCCAAACCAACGATTTAATCAGTTCGCGCAAGCACGTTTCGGAGATGTGAAACCAGAAAATCCGTTCGACCCAGTGAGAGAATATAGCAAGACCGCTCTCCATAACATTCACATGACAGACGCCGTAACAATGAACCGGTCGCTTGAAATGGCAGCGCGCACCCTTAGCGAAGCAAAAGAACAATTCGCAAAGCTCGGTCCAGCAGGTATGGAATCGCTTGCAACGCAGGTAGACAACATAGCGCAAGATGCCCAGAATGGCAGGTTTGACAAAGAGCATGCAACAACGCTGATGAAGAAGCTGTATGGTTTTCAGCGCGCGGTCGGTAAGGAGTTAGACGGTTATACGCAATTTAGGCGCAAACTAAACTATATCGCAAAGAAAGGTACCGATAAGCTAACCAGCGAAGACCTGAGCGTGCTGAAGAACGCCGCCGACAGTATATCAAACGACCTAGTCGAAACAGCAAATGACGTAGAAACACTCCAAGACCTGTCGAAAACAGCACAGGGGCTCGGGCAATTCGTTAATTTTGTACAGGAGCATGCTAACCGCCTAGCAGGCAAAAGCGATGCCTTTGAACGTGCCTGGAAGAATGAAAATGTAGATGCTATGAGCAAGCTCGGACGCAAGACACTGCGCGGCGCGCAAAAGATGGCAGCACTATCGAAAATCGTCGGTAACGTGAACTCTGCGATGGCACAGACCCTAAGCATAACTGATTTGGTTGGTACGACCGATACAAAGTCAATGATGAAAGCGTTCAAAACAATGCGCGATCCAAAAATCATGGAAGCGTCTGATGCAGTGGTGTCGCGATATATTAAAGATACGCTGAGTAAAAAGGGCAAGTTCGACAAAGCAATGGAGGTTGGCGGCGCGCTGATGGACGTCATAGAGTCTAACACGATCCGCTTTGAATTTGCCGCAAAATACAATCAAGGTAAACAGCATGGATTAAACCATGATGAAGCTGTTAAATACGCTGAGCGTTTCATCAACGATACAGTAACATTCCGCGACAGTATATCAACCCCAAGAGCATACAATCGGACGATATGGTCGACATTACTCCAGTTTACGCGCGAAGTAGCGCAGCAAAACCGCTATCGGTGGAATCAGATGACGCCGCGCCAGCAGATAAAAACACTCGTTACGACAACCCTGATGTACAGCTTATATGAAGCAATCACCGGAAATAAACCAGGCTCCGATATACTAGGCGTGCTCATACAAACGGCATTTGACTTCGCTGGGCAGGGTGATGACGATCGTGATGACGACGAAAAAACACTTGAAGCTCGTTTAGGGCGCGCGTTGCAACGAGTCGGAGCTGAAACGGTGTCGGGTATACCTACGATTGCTGGTGCCATGAACGTAATATTGCCATCAAAGGAAGACCGTAAAAAGATATTTGGCACTGATAGTAGTCTCGGACGATATGACGGCGGCGTAGCGCTTGCCTCGCCGATAAAATCACTTCTTAACACAGGAGAATCTATTGGCAAAGCGCTGAGCGCGGACGATGATGATGAACGAGCCGGACGTGCGGAGAATGCCATGTGGAATGTTGTGAAAGAGCTGCCTATGGGTAGCCAGGCACGTAAAACAGGGCAAGCTATCGCAGCACTTATGCGCGGTCATACACAGAAAGCAAATGGTGATATTGGCGTTGAGATAGACAGAGGCAATATACTTGGCGATGTGCAGAGTTTACTGTTTGGTCCTAACGCGCGCTGGGAAGTGCAGAAGGATAAAGGTACGGACAACTGGCTGATAGCAGCAACGCCGACAAATGCTGCCGGTGCACCGTCGACTGTGCAAGGCGTCAAGGCAGGCGAGCTATCGCTTGACGGGTTGAGTAAGAAAGACGTTAAGTCGCTGAAGAAGTCTATTAAAAAAGGTGACACAGTGATATCCGATGGCGTCGCTCTCACCAAAGACGGCGAAATCAAGCGCTCTCTACATAAGCAGCTCGCTAAGGCGCAAGGCGAATCAGATAGCGCCTATAAGAACTATTTGCTCGGCTATGGACTAGAGGAGGGTACAGACTTCGATCCGAAGAAAGACGCCAAATCGAAATCCACCGGCGATGAGACATTAGATAAAATGCTTGACTCGAAAAAGAAAGCAAGTTCATCATCAAAGGCTACAAACGCAATCAACATGTTCTTGAATAAGGATAAACTGAAAGAGCTACCTGATTGGGTAAAGAAGCGCTACTACAAAGAGTCTGGATACAGTGAGGGCGATATAAAGTATGGCGCGCTTGCTTCGTTCAGTACAGACGTGAAGATGGATAACTTCTACCGCCCGCTCGCCGAAGAGAAAGACCACGACACCTTGCTAAATACTCTGCGCGACCATCGTAAGAAGAGTATCTACAAGAACGGATATCTTGCCGCAAGCAACGCAGTGATATCGCAATTGCAAAAAGAGGGCTATCTATCGAAAGACGAAGCCAAAGCGCTAAAAGCCCTGAAGATTGAACGAGATGGCAAGGAAGTCATAACGCAGACCGGTAGCGGTAATGGACGCAGTGGACGGGGCAGGAACTCGAACGGAATCACCAGCGCTGATATTAGCAGCTTCATGAAAACCATTAAAAACACTGGTGCGGTTGATATAAACTCGCTGATCAAGAAATACTCAGGTACGAGTCTATCGCATGGTAGCGTATCGGCGCGTATGCCAAATATGCGCAAGATGTCGTCAAGTAGAGGAAATACAAAGAAGAGTAAGAGCAACCTAGAATTGCGCCGGTTATAAGACTTGCGAAAACGCTCGTGTTGTGCGAAAATATAAGTAACGAACGCCGCCCCGACGTGGGAGTGTTCCGAAAGGAATATTCATGAGTCACGCGGCGTTTTACTTATACACGGGAGTACGTAAATGAACGTACGAACCCTCATTGCAAAAATACATTTGGCGTATAAAGGCAAGCAGTCCAGCAAAGCGCCAAAGCCAAGCGAACCGAAATATGAAGTATATTTATCACTCGCCAATGATAATCAAGACCGCTGGGCTGAAGATCCCGACCATGATTGGGAAAGTTTATATGCTGGAGCGCTTACACTACCTATCGTAAATGGACAGATAAGCCTACCGGAAGAAACCTGCAAAGTAATATCCTGTACATACCAAAATAAGCAAGTGCCTATCGTGTATTTCAAGCAGCGGTATGACGTAAAATCTGGAGCGTATATTACCGGTCCTAAGGGCGAGAAAGTACTACACCTTATCAATCCGGAAGATTACACCGGATCGGCGGTTGTAGAGACGCTTGCATACCCGGAGGAGATGAGGAGAGAGAACGATACAGTCGCGTGCGACAATCCGCGTTGGCTTACTCTACAAACAGCAGCAATGCTTGCGCGAAACGACCCCGCGAAAGACGATGAGGCGGATCGTATATTTGAATTAGCCAACAACGAATATCAGGAAATGGCAGCACGCGACATGAAGTCGCAAATTAGTGGTGGGCGAAAACTTAAGCGGGCGTATAGCCGTATGCCGAGGTTGTAATGAAAACAACAAAGACAAATCGCCAGCGCCGCACGAAACCACCCGTTAATATCGCTCTAAAAGAGTGGAGCAGCGGGTATATGTCATTTGTCGATGCAATCCGCGCTCGTAAGAACTGTCTGCTTGATATGACGAACATGGAGCTGACTCAGGACGGTATACCGCAAGTACGCCCAGGTACAACGCGCTATGGCACGCAGCCGCTCGGGGAAGTTATTGGTGTAAGTACGTTTATAAAAGTCGTACCGTCAACGGCGCCGGAGCACTACGTGATTACGATGCAGGTGATCAATGACAAAGGACATGTTCTATACAACCGAGACGGCGGACAATGGACGGATGTAGGCGGTACGTACAATCCACATCGTCAAGTGCAATTCGTGCAAGAGAATAACCGCGTATATATCAGTAATGGTAGCGATAAAATGTCGTACTTCGACATTAAAGAGAATAAGCTTGTTGATTACACGTCAATCCAAACGCCCGCCAAACCTACAGTAAGCGCAAAAGGGCTTGATGGCGCAACGGTAACCTACCGTATACGAGTAAGCGCGAACAACACGGTAGGCGAGACAGCAGCAAGCGAAGCAGCGCTTATAACCGTAGGGAGCTATCGAAATTCATGGGATCCAAACACACAATACATCACTGTAACGTTCCCGAAAGTAGCAGGTGCAACGAGCTATAACATTTACTTCGGTACGGTTGCTGGTGAAGAACAGTATCTTGGAAACGTCCCGCAGCCAAGCGAAGCTGCCACGGCGACAGTGAAATTTGTCGACAATAACCGCGCAGCGCTTAATCCATATAAGAAAGCACCTGAAGGAAACTCAACAGAAGGTCCAGTTATTACATTCTTGAGTGCAACAAACGATGGAATGTATGGCGTCGGCGACATGAAAGATAGATACCGCCTATGGTACTCTGCGGCTGGCGATAAAGCCGGTAACTTTTCGCCGTTTGATGGCGGCGGCTGGGTGGATATTAACTATGGTGGCGATAGTATACCGGTATGCGCAAAACCATTCCGTGACGGGCAAGGCAAATACGCCGTGACGATACTCACGCATGGTTCGGCAGGAACAGGCGATTTATACCACATGTCATTTGTCGACCAGGCAGTAGGGGATTACACCATTACGTATCCAAGTATCTTGCGCGCAAACGGTCAATCTGGCACATACTCACCCCTAGCAGTCGTAGAGGCAAATAACTCGCTCTATTACCCGACAGGAAGAACATTCAAGACAACCGGCTCAAAAGCACAGCTGATCAATATTTTGGTAACAAATAACATCACTGATACGATTCAGCCGGACTGCGACAAACTGAACTTATCAGCACTATCAAGAGCTATAGGATTAGACCTCGATGGACGTATTGCCTGGTGTTTGCCAGTTGGTGCAGATAAAAACAATGAGATTTGGATATACGACTACTCGCGAAATGGCGCATGGACACTGCGCTGGACGATATCAGCTGATTTTATGTGGAAATATGAAGACTCAAGCGGTGCGACCCACTGGTGCATCGTGAGTGAGAATCGAATACTTGAGTTTAATAAGTCTGCGCTTGATGACGATGGAACACCGTTTAGGACGCGGTTATCATTGCCGGGAGTAACATTTGACGACTCGGCACTACAGATGGCGTCTATAGATATGGTTCGGTGGCTTTTGCTGCGTCCTCTTGGTGAAATAAGCGTCAATATCTATGGAATCGGTGAAGATAACGAGGAAACCGCCCTCCTTACGACAAGAAAAATAACGCCGGCTATATCTGCAACAGGCTGGGACGACACAGAGTGGTCGACGATGGAGTGGGATTATCCGCTCAAAGCGTCGACAAGCCGTGCAAAGGGTCAATTGCCATCAAACGAAGAAGTTGGAGAGATATTGTCGCAGCTACAGGTGGAGTTTTCAACCGATAGCAGAGCCTCGTATGCGCTTAACTCTGTGTTTATAACAGGGAAAGTCATACCAGGATTGTATCAGGGAGACGATTAAATGAAAGGAGAAGAATAAATGCCTGCACAGATACACGACAAACTGCTGCGCGTCGGTAAGCGCGGTACAAAGACAACGCTTGCTAACCCAGGTAAACCCGTTGGCGCAACATCGCTGACGATTGATAACCCGAACAACTGGGAGACGCGAACAGCGGTAATATTCAGCATATACCGTGAAACTGCAGAGGGTAAGGAAGAGGAAGGATCGTATACCGTATGGAAAGGCGTGTTGAATAATTCAGAAATCACCGGGCTAGAGCTAATGCAAGGTACCGACCAAGCCTACGAGCCGGGCGGAAAAACTGTCGCTGTAATGCACATCAGTTCGTCGTGGGTAGATGAACTGATGGACGCGCTTGATATAACATTCAATACAGATGGAACGATCAAAGACAAAGCCGTGTCGTTAAAATCTATCCACGGCGGCTCCACAGCTGGAATCTTGCAGACAGATAGTTCGGGTGCGGTGACATCCGGCAAAGTTTCTAGTGACTATCTCAACATAGAAGAACGCAAGCTTAAGTTGCCACTTACGGATGGGTTCTCAATAGACCTTATTCGCCGAGGAGACCTAGTGACGGTTCGCATGAGCTGTACGACCAATGTCAATGACAAGGACGACAACTCATTTAGCATAAAGCTTCCTGAGGGGTGGCGTCCTGTCGAGTCTGTCAATATGGCTTACTCGCTTCTCAACAACCGTGCGCTCTCGGGTCATGGGCTAATGAGATTCTTGCCGGACGGCACAATTAGAAACGCATGCAGTCGAACAGGTATAGACGAGCGTCATGGTTCTGCTTTTTGGTTTACTAACGACCCAATGCCGAAAAAGGATTAACCCAAATGACCGACCAAATCAACAAATTCATGCTTGAACAAGCCGAAAAGAACGGCGCTATGCAAGCAGACATTGCACATATTAAAGCCGCCGTCGATGATATTCAAGACGCTATTAAATCTATCTCAGTCGTACCGCGCAATGAATATGATACAACCATTAAAGCTATCGAAAGCATTCACCAAGACCATGAACACCGTATCTCTACGTTAGAGAATAAAGAGATGTTGCGCGAACAAAGCATGTGGACGAAGTTCAAGGTAGCTTTTGAGACACGTACGATTAGTATTGTTATCGCCGGCGCGCTTGCGATAGGGGGCTACGCCGCAGCAGAATACTATACTAATCACTTCATTAATCATGTAGACGCTCAAAGTAAGGAGGGCAAAAAATAATGGCAACCAACCCAAACGCAGACGATTACGCAGCAAAACGCTTAGGAATATTCTTTCCAGGCAGTTCTAACGGCACGATGAATGATGGCGACTTAACTGGTCAATGTGTCAGTTTGGCTAAATGGTTCGGCGCGGAGATGTGCGAACTGCCAAATCCCGGAGCGGGTCGCGGGCACGCTAAAGACTTCGGCAACACGTTAGTAAATCAAGGGCTAGCCTACGAAGTAGCCGCTGACCAACGCGCTCAAGGCGATATCGTCGTCTGGCAACAGGATGGCGGCGGATACGGACACATCGGCGTGTTATTGAGCGGAGACCGCGTCTTCGAGCAGAATGTAGCCTTGCCAGGCTCATCAACTCGTGTTATAGCCGGTAACACTGTTTATTCATCGCGTATCGACCCGCTCTATGTTAATTGGCGTAGGGGTGCACCGCGGTTCTATCGCATGAGAAATTATGTAGGCAACCGCCCAAGCGTATCAGACGACCAAATAAGACAGGTGTACCGCGAAGTACTAGAGCGCGAAGCCGATGAGGGCGGTATCAATCACTACCGCCAGCAAGCAGCGGGGGGTTGGACTATCGACCAAATCCGCAGCGACCTTATGAATAGTAACGAGCGTAAGCAGCTGGAAGCTAACAAAGCTCAAGCTGCCCAGAGCGCAGCCGCACAGAAAGACGCTGAACTAACCTCAGCAATTAAACAAGCTTACCGTGACATCTTAGAACGCGACGCAGACGAGGGCGGTATCGCTCATTACAAGTCTCAGATTGCAAAAGGCTGGACGCTAGACCAAGTCAGGCAAGACTTATTAAACTCTCGGGAACACACTCAATTGATAGCGAATAAGCAAGCCGAAGCAGAACGAAGAGCGTTAGAAGCTGAAGCACGCCGCGAAGCAGCTGAGAAAGCCCGCCAGGCTGAGGAAAAGGCGAAAGCTGAGCAGGAAGCCAAAAACAAAGCCAAAGAGGCTGAGGACGCCAAAAAACGCGCTGAAGAAGAAGCTAAAAAGGCGAATAACGCGGGTCAAAGCAATAAAAACCAGTCATTAACGCAGGAGGATAAAAAAATGACAGAAAAACCAGCACCAGCAGCAGGATTAAGCAAGGAGGAGTTTGAGAAAATGAAAGAAGACAACAAATTTACCGAAGTAGACGGCTGGAAGCCGACAATCCCTGATAATGTACGGCTGGTTGTTTATCTAATGGGCGTTATCGGTATACCTGTCACCGTCATGATAATGAGCCTACTTGCGGTGTTCGGTGTTACAAGCTATGAATTAAGCAACCAAGTATCAACAATCGTAGCGAGCGCCGTTGGTACAATCGCCAGCGCGTTAGGTATCTCGCACTTCACAAGGGGGAAATAGTGTACGAACAATTAGCCTTTGAGACACTGCCAAAACCGGACGAAGAACAGACCCTTGCCGCTGAGTGGCAGCACGCCAAAGAAATGCAAGAATACTGGCATGAAGTGCAGCTAGAGCTGGAGGATAGGCACTTTAAGATGAACGCCGGTAAGCTTGCGCTAGAAGCTATCGCATTAGGAGTAGAACAATGACCCCCGAATTAAAACTAAAGCGCGGCGACAGTGCTGTCCATTTCGTTAAAATCCCAATCGCTATGTATCAAGCTGGTATGAATGTCTACTTCATGGTAAAGCCGGCAGCCGATGATGACGACAAAGATACGAGAGCCGTCATATCAAAGCACCTTACAGATAGCGATATTATCACCAAAGATGCTACGAGTGTAAAATACAAGCTTTCATTCACGCCGGACGACACCAATAAGATTATGTTTAACGGTGAGAAGAAGCAAGTCCTTTTCGGCGAGTTTGAGTTTCGCGCAGGCGACCAAGTATACACCTACCCATCAGGCGATAAATTCATTAAAGTAACCGTCTATTCGGATATAAGGAGGGGGCAATAATGTTAAACGACGCACTACCCCAAGTCACCTTTGAAATAGGCGCTTGGGCGGTTGGAGATAAGGGAGAAAAAGGCGACACCGGTCCGCAAGGTATTCAAGGTATCCAGGGCGAACGCGGTCCAAAAGGAGACCGTGGTGAACAAGGCTTGAAGGGGGACACAGGTCCGAAAGGTGCTACCGGTGAGCGCGGTCCTCAAGGACTCAAGGGGGATACTGGTCCCGCTGGTCCAAGGGGAGATAGAGGCGCTACCGGATTAACAGGACAGACAGGTCCTAAGGGTGATAAGGGTGAACCTGGAGTCACTCAAGATATTTCTGGTAAAGCCAATAAGGCTGGCGATACGTTTTCCGGCGAGGTTATCGTTAATTCAAATAAAGCTACCCTCGGCTTTCGCCAAATCAGAGCCGGTAAAGACCTGTCGTGGGGGTTGAACTCAGTTGGCGAGTTCTTAATCTGGGATAATCTTAATAACAAGAACGTCTGCCGGATCGACCCAGACCTTAAATACGTCAAAATCGGCGATGTCCAGCACCTCTACGGCACCGGTCAGCCAAACGGCGTCATCTCAGCTCCTCCAGGCTCTACCTACACCGACACCGCCGTCACCTGTGGCGCAGTGAAGTGGATTAAGATGTGGGGCACTGGTAATACTGGTTGGACAGTTCTCTACGGTGATACGGGGTGGCGAGATATTAAAACTTTACTCGACCCGTTCTGGGATAGAACAAGCAATCTGCAGCTGCGACGTATCAATAGGGTCGTGTACCTGCGCTCACACGGATTAAAAGTCGGTGATAACCCTACCGGTGCGCATGCCGTGCTGAAACGCATTCTTAAAGAGAACATGTTCCCAAACGGTTTCCACAACTCAGGTTGGGGTACGGCGCACGGTTTCGTAAATGTCAACGGCGTCCAGCTTGGCACAATCTACTCGCAGAGCGATACGTTTGACCTCGCAATCCGCGCCATTCCTGGCTATGACACCTGGACGAAAGGCGAGTCATGTTCGTTTAACCTGTCATATGTCACTGAGAACGACTGGCCAACGGTACTACCTGGGGGGGTGAGTGGATAATTTAACCGTCTAGCGATTATTTAACATTCATAATAGGTTGATATATGAATCTTTTATAACAAATCGGCAAATATTATTTAATAAAGGAGACTATTATGTCAGACTACAACGCAATTAAAAAACTGCATGAAATTTGAAAAAGTGTTGACACTGTATAAATAGTTTGATATTGTAAGGATACAATTCACTGATTGGCGACCTCACTGGGTAACACCAGGGAGGTTTGTTTTTATATAAACAAAAATAACCCTCTGAATCGTTAAATCTACTAAATTCTGTCAATAAGATTAGTGGATTTTACAACATATTCTTATGGTCAGTCCTCTGTTCTGACCAGAAAAATAAAGCAGAAAGGATAACTTTGTAGGCTGAGCTTCAAGTGCTGGCACTGCCACCCCGCAACCAGCGACCTGCTCAGTCTATAAGGAATTACCAAACACATCGTGTCATATGGAGAGCAGTATGCTCAAGGGAGGCACGATTGCATGGTTGAGAATATTTCGGAGGGTTGCAGTCTCTGCTCGTAGGGTATAGCAGGGACAAGGGGAGCTAATGGTTAAAAAAATGGTAATAGGAGGTAAGATGTATTAAATTTAGCGGAGGGTAGAGGAGTTCCTATGCTACTATCAGAAGCGATAGAGCGTTACATGCGCTACATGATTGAGCGTCGTGATGCTACCGAAACAACAGATATCACTTACCGCAGTATCCTACGGAAACTAAAGCGTTATATGGGTGATGTTGACATATCAGAATTGACCCTGCAAGCTATAGACGAGTATGCAATTTACCTCGCTGATTGCGGACTCGCACAAAAAACCAGGCACACGAATATATCTACGATCCGTAGCTTTATGCGTTACTTGTATGGACGCGGTTTTACTGATGTGCGTCCTGAGGGAATTGATGTACCGCGACCAGGAAATAGAGAGGCAAACTTTCTGACAGCAGAAGAACAGGAATTACTCTACAAACAGTTAAGGTATGAATTAGTGCGTACAAGAGCAATTGTCCGTACTATCATAGCAAGCGGCTTACGAGTATCTGAATTGGTTAACCTGCATTATGACGATATCTATAAACGATCCGTGATTGTAAGAAGCGGTAAGGGAAGAAAGCCTCGTGTAACGTTTATTAATCAAGGTGCTCGCACCGCCATAAACAACTATCTAAAAACAAAACCTCGTACGGAGTATTTATTTACAAATAAAGACGGCGATAAGCTATCGCGCCAATATATTACGCAGATTATTACCGCTTGTGCTGAGCGCGCCGGTATAGTCAAGCATGTTTCGCCGCATACATTGCGCCACACATTCGCGACTAACCTGCTCATGAACGGTGCGCGCGCTGAGGTAGTGCAACCTATGATGGGGCACGAAAACATCCGCTCAACGCTCATTTACATGCACTTCACGAATCCTTATTTACAGAGAGAATACGAGAAATACGCGCCATAGTATTGACATAAGCGCATTTATTTGTTACACTAAGAGCCATGTTAGGGCTGGCGCCCGCGCAGAACATTACAAATCAATAGTTATCACATTGAGTATACTAATAGATTTAGTTATCGTGCCGACTTAGCTCAGCTGGCTAGAGCAGCTGTTTTGTAAACAGCAGGTCCTCGG